TAAAATTACAGCTAGAACCATTTGTAATGATGATAAAAACTGGAAAGCAAGAATATGGAGAACAGAATGACAGATAATGTAAACCACCCTCCACACTATCAAGGCGATATAGAGTGTATTGATGCTATAGAAGCCAGTATGACTCCGGAAGCTTTTGCAGGGTATTGCAAAGGCAACATTCTTAAATACATGTGGCGTTATGAAAAGAAAGACCAGCTTGAAGGCCTTTTGAAAGCTAGATGGTATCTGAATAAATTAATAGAAATTAAAAGCTAGGTTGAGAGTTATGAATAGTGTCGGAGACTCTCTAAGACCCCTAGCAGGCCTGTTATGCTATAAAGTTGGCTTTGCAGGCTTATTGTCATCACCTGAAGCCATGCTTGGCGGTACATTCGCTTTTTTGGGAGGCGTTGGACCATCATCGCTTACAGCATTAAAAGCTACAATTTCATTTGTAGTATCTGGATAATCTTCATTATCACTTTCTCTTTCTGAAAAAGAACAAACCAACTGTTTGCCTTGTAAATCAGTAGCATCATCTGGAGGAGTGTCTAATCCTACAGCTTCTAATAAACGCTTAAAATCAGAACGTGCGTAACCTCTTACTTGTTCTTGTTTTTCAGCATCATCGTTTGTATACCATAAGCTAAAATATTTTCTCACAATCCAGCCATTATACTTTGGCTCGTTATGCACTTTAACTTCTAGTTTAATGCTTTTATTACCAGCGGCAGACATGTGTGGCACGCATTCGCTAATAATACAATTATAATCACCTTTCGGTATATAAGAGGAGGATTCCCCTTGTGAAGATTCTACATTTGTAAAATCAATTCCATCAAAGTCAGACATTATGCTTCTCCTGTAAATCCTAACTTGTTAATAATATGCGTTAAATTAGGTTCTTCTAAATCATCTAATTTTCCGCTCCTGTCCTTAGCAATATAATTTGCACCAAGAGTAGTTTGCAACCACCTTTCAGTAGTTTTCTTACCCTTTTCATTCTCTGTATCAAATGTTCTCAAACATAACACCTCATCAAAGAAATAAGGAATTTGTGTAGGTAGTTTTGTACCAACCATCATAGGTTGATAATGCAACATACCTGTGGCCTCATCTCGTATCTCTTGCTGTTTTGCAATAAATACAACATGTATTGGAAGGTCCCTAAATCTACGCATAGTTTTTGTCATAACTTGTATAACTTCACCATATGCTTTTCTAGGGTCCTTGCTCTTTTTAAGTTCGTTGGCCAAAACAATTTCAGACATCTCCGTAACGCTGTCCAAACAAACTGTATCATAATCTAGTTTTCCGCTTTCTAAAAGCTGGGCAATCTCTTCTATTTCAGCTGCTTCTTTTACTTCAATAGCAGTAACATTTTTTGCATCTTTAATAGATAAAAGACCGGCCTCCATACTAACAACTAGGGTTTTACCTGGTACGGTTTGACAAAGAGTTGTTTTACCAGCTCCTGATATTCCATATACAAGTAATTTTGCGCCTTGTGATTCAACTAAATCACTTGGGCTTTTTATACGACTTAATATATCGCTCATAATTTTCTCCAATAGATAAAAATATTAGTTTACATGACTTTGATAAACCTGTAAACTTTTAGTATAAAATATTTTCATTACAAAAAGTAACCATGAGCGAAATAAGTAAAAATCAGTGGAAGGTAAATTATTTATACAGATTACAACAAATTTGTAACAAACAACTAGAACCTTTTTATGATAACAAACTAGAGCCTGAAAACAAGGAGAGAGAAGTGAAAAGAATATCATTAAGCGACTACATAGCATATGTAGGTAACGCAGGCGCAGCAAAATTATTTGACTGCCCAGAAAATACAGTAAAGTCTTGGAGGTATGGCAAGCGTCAGCCATCTATAAAGCAAGCAAAAGTAATAATTAAAGCTGCAGATGGTAAGTTAGATTTTGAATCTATCT